ACAACATTAGGAATGGGAGTCAAACTTGGAGACAGGGAAGGAACAGGTACAATATCAAGAACATCATCACAAATGCCATCGACTACCATAGCACGGTGAAGGGGAAGGAAATCTCCACGCCAGGGGAGAGAAGTAACGGTATTGAGAAGGGTGGAATACGCTTCTTCATCAATTTTTGTGAGACCGTAAACTTCTTCAACCATAGCGTATGTGGACGCATCGGGTTGGAACATTTTGCTGGGACGTGGGGTATAAGCAAGGCTGCGTTTCATGTCACTAGTAAGTACAGATTTTTGTCCTTTGGTGATTGTTATTATACGAGACCAATATTTGTTAAAAATGGAACGAATGAACAGGCACCAATACGCCCAAGAGCATCACCACGAACGAGTGTGATAGGAACAATTTTCTTTGGAATATTAACAAAATACCCAGCTTTGGACAAAACACGTCCAATGCAAGGTCCCAAAACAAATGTATCTTCAACGGGATAAAACCGGGATGAACAAAAGGTGGCTTTGTGAACAGCAAATGCTCCATGTTCAGCATATGTAAATTTTTTGGGAACGAGCTCAAGACCAATGGTAAGCATGACTTGTTTGAGGGGCGCAATGTCAAGAAAATTGGCATCACCCATGATAAAATTATCATCACCCAATATTGGAAACAACAAATGATGTTTGTTCCATATTTGAACAGGGGACAAAAGGGGTGAAGTGCCATCAGGTTGTGTTGCAATTGAGTCACATTTTGCAAACCCATAGGTGAGAACAGAGCCATGGAGAAAAGAATTTCCACAAGAAGTGTATTGGTCGCCACTGTGACGGGTGCCATCAACAGCAAACTTGTTTCCAAACTTATCTTGCCCATAAGTGGAAATAGCGGATTTCATGGCAGCACGTACTTTGCGTGAAGCACCAGCATATGTGAAAGCCCATACCTCAAGTTTGAGGATACGCTCATGTAAAGTGGAATCCCATTTTTCAAAATCACCTTCAAGAATGGTGGCATGGGGATGTTTGACATTATAACGTTTAACGCACGCACCAAGCTCATCAGCTGTATATCCACTTGTGTAAACAGGACCATACTCGTTGTCACAAGACCAAACTTCGGACAATCGTTTTGAAAAGGCATGAGAAAAAGGACCAGTGGTGACATTATGATGGCGTGATCCAGATTGGATGAGTCGAGGTGTAAATTCACAATCACCAATGATTGATGATTTGGACAACAACTCAGGTTTAAGAAAACCACCACGTTTAGCAAACTGTCGTTCATTGATATCAAAAATGAGCATTTCTTTGTTAGCTTGCTTGTACACATCAGACACAGCAGAAGGAAACCGAGCTCGCCACGAATCAAATTCAGTAGCAACAACAGGTGCAACACCAAACCCTGGCAATAATTCGTCAATGTGTTCAATAACA